AATGTCATCTTGTTTATCTTTGGTAATGCCTTCCAATTCGTGTTCTTTTTTAGTTACTTCATTTTCAGTAATCGGAGGTTTGCCTAATTCGATATCTCTATAAAATCCAGAGACTTGTTGTTTACGTAAATCATTTTCAGAAAGTTTAATGACGTGCACTACCGAGTCTGCATCTTCTAAAGAAGTTGCAGCATACGGTACGACCAAATCGTCTGAGGGAACGAATTTGGAAACGGCCCTACCCAAAAGATCGTCATAGTAGACTTTCTTAAATGTAGAGCCGGCGAGGGGTAAATAGAAAAGCATTTGGTCAAACTCAGGTTCATATTCCTTCATTTGATCCATTAATTGCCAATTCATAAAATCTTTTACACGATGAGCTTGATCTTGTTTTGCTTCGTTAATATCACCCATAATTTGTGCTCTGACTGGACCATCAGCGGGTAATAATTCTTTGTATGCTGTTGCTTGAAATTGTGTTACGGCTTCTGCTAAGACAGGGTGAGTTACACCAGAAGCACCTCTAAAAGGTTCTGTTCTTCTTTCGTATTTAAAACCTAATAAATCTAAACCTTCTCTATAACTATCTTCCCAATCTTTTCTTGAATTTTTATAATCTCTATAATCATCAACTAATTTAGATCCCAATGGATCTAAAACGTTATCCTCTAAAAATTCTGCTAAGTTTGCATAGTGGTCTTCGCCACCTTCAGGAACTGCAGCCGAAGGATCAAAGGAAACTTGAGCGCCTCCTTCTTCGGTCATTTCTATTTCAACTGGTTTTCCTTCAGAGTCAACTTCTTTAACGTTTTCTTGAATCGCTTCTTCTATCTCTGCTTCTCCTGGAATTTCAACAGTCGTTTTTTGATTGGGTAATGATTTATCTATCTTATCAGCCATTTCGCCATTCTATATACTATTTTTGATTAATTCAACACCTGATGCTCTTCTATCTTGATTTTGTGATGTTGTCAAACTAGCTAAACCCCCTGTGGCGTAACCTTTATAATCCATAGCATATTCCTCTATTAAATCGTCTTGTTCTTGGCCTCCCTCAAGACCTGTAATTTTTTCTGCTTTTTCTTCCATTGCTCTAACTCTACCGTCTAACATTAAAGGCATTGCTAAAGCTTCTCCCACAGAAGCACCTTCATCAATCATATCTTTCATAAAATAAGCAGAGGCACCTACTCCAACAGGACCAGGTATCTTACTTAATACTTTTTTTATCATTCCTGGTTTAGGTGTTCCAACTTTTACATCCATTGGATTATCAGCTGTCCACGCTTTAAGATCTATTTGAGATACAACATCATCGGTTGCGGAGTTTACAAAAGCCCCTAAAGTAGAATTATATTTAATATCCATTATCTTTTCCTTTTAAACATTGTAGCGACGCCACCTTTTGCAAAAGGACTATTTTCCCAGCCAGAACTAGATCTTGTTTCTGTCTTACCAAAATCAGGTGATGCTCCTCTAGCCACTAAATCTCTAGCTGTTATATTTGCTTGAGCTGTAATTTGCGCTTGTAAAGCTTCAGTTGCCGCTGCTGCTTCTCTTTCTTTTTCTTTGCGTCTTTGGTCAGCAAAATCTTGTG